AAATTGGAACATTAAAAAGTAATCTTCATAAAGACGAAGGTATTGGATTAAAAAAGATAATAAATAGAAAAATTTATGAATTAGGAACCGAAATCCCAAAGGACTTACAAACTAAATTTATTGAAGGGTCCGAATTATTACAATCGTTAGGTAAAATATCAGAAACAGAAAAAAACAATTTTATTGATAAAAGAGTTAGAGGTGGTAGATTGGTTTATTTAAATGGTGATTGGCAACCAATTAATAAGTTGAACACAAACTATTATGATTTAGCAGAACTACTTACAGATCTTATTTATAAAGGTGGTGATAGATCAAAAGACATAATTAGAGAAATTATAAATGACCCAAATAATGCTTTGACAAAAATTAAACCATATTTGGAAAAATTATTAGCAAAATACTTCAAAGATGTTGGAGAACTTTTAAACTATACCAAGAATATACAAAGAACTTCTGCCATTGGAGAAAGTGCTGAACAAAGAGTTAAAGAGCATTTACAAAACAAAAAATTCAAAGTGGAATATGAAGGTGGTAATGGAGATTTAATTGATATGGTCTTTGGAACAGATTTAATTATGTCACATCCTGATTTTGGAACCAAAACAATTCAAATAAAAGCTAGTGAAAAAGCATATGACCAAGATTACAAATATGTTGATTGGATAATAATTGCAACACCTTTCACTATTTATGATAATAAAACTAAAGAAAAAATTCAGTTGTGAATCAAGAAATACCTAATAGATTACTTAGACGAGGAGTAGAGTTAGAAAAGATTGGTGATATAATTGATTATCAAACCGAGATACAAGATCCATGTAATTTTGATGATGGTGATGAATATGCCGAATTTTGTGTGGGACAAGGTATTGGTTTTTATTACTGTGATGAAGGATATTGTGATGAAGATGATGAAGATTATATAGAACCATCAGTAGGAATGATAGAAGTTAGAGATGAGGTTGAAGAATATTTATATAAAAAATATTATGATGAGTTAATTGAAATATATGATGGAATAAGTAAAGATTGTTAAAATGAAAATATTATTAACAGAAAAACAGGCAGATAGAATATTCAACGACAAAATTGAATGTAAGAAGTGCGAACACTCTTGGAAAAAAGAAGATGATGATTCACATCCTTATCTTTGTCATGATTGTGGTTGGGATCAAAAAAAAGATGATTACGATAAAGAAAATCTATTCAAGTTTTGGAAAAATAAATTATCCAAAGAACCAATTGACGAAAAATGGTCAAAAGAGTATAAAAAGTCAATAAATTGTAATAACCCAAAAGGATTTAGTCAAAGAGCACATTGTCAGGGTAGAAATAAAAAAGATTAATGTCTGATAAAGTAAAAAACTTCTTCAGTTATTACATAATTTTTAGTTTGATTTAATAATTTCTCAACAAAATAAAAATCTTCACCATTTATATTTTTATCAAACAAAAGATCTTTAAATTTGTTTTTATAACAAAAAGAAATTCCAACATTGTTAATAACAAGTTCATTTTTTCCCCATCTTGGAATTACTAAACCATTATTGTTTTTCATTCTCCAAACAACAAAATCATTATCAGAGTATTTTTCAAAAAGAGTTTTAACATAGTCATGATGTATGGTGTCATCATCATCCAAAAACCCAATCCACTCTGTGTCACATTTTTTTATACCAACATTTCTAACTAACCCAGACTCACCCATTGGTTTGCTATTATTTCCTGTTTTAGTTATTTTGTGTGTTGTAATTCTTGGGTCATCAAAATTTGGGCCATCAACACCATCATAAATTATTAGACACTTCCAAGATTTATTTGTTTGATTTAATAAAGAATCTACAGTCCTATTTAAAGTTGGTCGAGATAAAGAAGGTATTATAAATGTTATTGACATTATTTTAATAATTATTATTTTTTATTGAATAATTATATGTATGGAAAAAAAATTATCAATAGTCATACCTTATAGAAATAGAGAAGAACATTTAAAAATATTTCTAAAAATTATAAAAAGAAAAATAAATGTGTCTAACTATGATATATTGATTGTCGAACAGGACAACCAAAAACCATTCAACAGGGCAAAACTATTAAACATCGGATTTGATTTAAAAAAAGATGAGTCCGATTATTTTTGTTTTCATGATGTGGACATGATGCCAGAGGAGGCGGATTATTCATATGTTGAACAACCAACTCACGGTCTTCACGCAATAAAACATTTGGGATATAGACTTTCTACCCACAGCTACTACGGAGGGGTTAACTACTTTAACAAGGAAGATTTTATTAAAATAAATGGATATAGTAATGAGTTTTGGGGTTGGGGAGGTGAAGACAACGATCTTTTATCTAGAGTCAAATCAAAAGGATTTCCACTTCATAGAAGACTGAGTAAGTATGATAATTTACTACACGAAAGAGCTCCAAAAGACACACCTGAATATAGTAAAAATGTGGAAAGAATTACAACACCTTACGATTATGATTTAGAAGGATTAAATACGTTAGATTATATTTTAAATGAAACAATTGAGATAGAAGACAAAGTTAAAAAAGTGAAAGTTGATTTATGAGTATTGCCGTAACATTTTATAATAACAAAATTGATAATCAAATAGTTCAGTATCAAAAAAAAGTATTTGATCATTTTGGCTTAAAGATAAATCAAATTAACTCACCTACTTGGCCAGGTCATGGACATTTAGTTGATCAACACATTAAAAGTTTGGGAGATAATTGGGATATTTTTGTTTTGTTTGACATTGATTCAATACCGTTAGATAATAAAATAATAGATGAAGGAATTGAGTGGGCAAAAAACAATTTAGGATTATTCTCTGTTGCTCAAAGACACCAAAGAAAAAGTGAGGTTGTTTATGCAAGTCCGGCTTTTTTAATTTTTAGTAAAAAAACATATAACACAATCGGTAGACCTTCTTTTGTTGAAACACGTAGATCTGATGTTGCTGGCGAATTAACACACACATGTTTAGAAAAGAAATTACCTGTTAATATAATCTATCCTTCACACGTTGAACAAAAACAATGGTTATTAGTTGGTAATGAAAGATTTGGTAGAGGAACTACTTATGGTAATAGAGTGTATCACGCATTTGAATCAAGAATGGGTAACGTAAGTTTATTTGTGAATAAATGTAAAGAAATATTAAAAGAGAAATAATGACTAAAGAAACTTATGATTTTTGTGTTATAATCACAACTTATAATAGATCTGATATGTTAAAAAAACTTCTGACTCAAATTGACCATGAGAAAAAAAATCATAGAATTTTTGTTGCAATTTTTGATGATGCGGGTAACCAAAATATTGATATTAATAAAAGTTACCATAAAAAGATATTGTTATACCCAAACAACGGTAAACGAAAATATTACAACATAATTAATTCAACACTCAGTTTTTTAAAAAATATCTCAAGTGAATATTTTATATATTTACCTGACGATGTTTCACTAGTTGAAAATTTCTTTGATGAAACAAAACGTATTTATGAATCTATTAATTTTTCAGATAAGATATGTTTATCTATTTTAACAGATGGTAGAGTAAATAGAACCAATTGGACGGACTTTAAAACTATTGATCATGGTGAATATTATAAAACCCAATGGAATGATTTGTGTTTTATTGCAAAAAGAAATTTTTTTGAAAGATTAGAATTTAAAATAACCCCAATCAACCAAAATAGGTGGAAAGGTAATCCAAATTTAAGTTCTGGGGTTGGTCAACAAATTAGCACAAGACTAAACAACTTAGGTTTAGGAATGTATCACACTAAAAAATCTTTGGTTATTCACGGAGATCATGAATCTAAAATGAATTACCACGAAAGAAAAGTAACATCTTTAAAAACAAATGGGTGAAAGAATAATAGTAAACGTAGCATCTTATAAAAGAACAGAGTCTTTAATAAGGACTTTAGAATCAATAATCAATCAGTGTGACGAAATCAACGTTGCTCTTAATGATCATTACATGGAGGAAATTCCTGATTTTCTTCACCACAATAAAATAAATCTTTTCTTTACCGACAATTCTATAGGGGATGCATTCAAGTTCCTAAACTTAGAAAAAGTCGGTGGGTATTACTTTTCAATTGATGACGATCTTATTTATCCACCAACTTATGTTTCTGATACAATTAAAAAATGTAAGGAGTTTAATAATAAAAAAGTCGTTACTTATCACGGAAGAAATTTCTCATCATTTCCAATATCTAGTTATTATAGATCCGCAAGTGAAAGGTATGCCTGTTTAAATAAAGTTAAAAATGACGTTAGAGTTCAATTTGGTGGAACTGGTGTAATGTGTTTCCATACATCGCTTATGAAAATACCTATTAACTATTTTAAGAATGCGAACATGGCTGATGTTTGGGTTGGAAAATACTGTATAGAAAATAATATAGAAATTATTTGTTTAAAACATGATGAAGGATATATAAAATATATTCCACAAAAAACCACAATTTATAATGATGAGTCAAAATCGGATAAAATCCAAACGGATTTAGTTAATGGATTATTTACGCCAAAAATTATAGAAACAAAAATTGAGGATCAAAATTTTAAAAAACAAATAGAATTGAAAAATTCAATTCTTTTAACTCAAAAACAAATAAATTACGAAAAAATAAATTCTATTTTTAATTTTAATAACCCAAACATTGTTTCAAAAGAAAAACAAGAAAAACAAATTATAAATTTAAAATTAAACACAAGTATTCATTCAAAAATGTTTCCAAAAAATAAAAAAAGATGAGTCTAAGTGTTATTATACCAACATTTAATAATGTTGAATTTCTATCAGAATTATTTGACTCAATAAAAAAAAGTAATTTTGATGGAGAATACGAAGTTTTAATTGGAATTGATTCTTGTAAAGACACTTTGAAATATATATATGAAAATGAATTTCCTAATAATTTTAATTTTTTCTTTTTTTTGGAAAATAAAGGGCCTTATTTGATAAAAAATACATTAACAGAATTATCAAAATACGACAAACTCTTTTTTTTTGATTCTGACGATATAATGATGCCAGACTTATTAAGAGAAGTAAATCTCCAACTAAATAATTATGATGTTATTAAACCTAAGTATATTGATTTTGTAGAACAAAATGGTGTTAAAGAATTTGTGGGAAAAAAACCAACTTTTGGTGAGGGGGTTTTTGGGATTAAAAAAACATTGTTTTTAGAAATGAATGGGTTTGAAGGATGGAAAGTTGCTGCTGATTCAGATTTTATGGGTAGATTGTATAAGACAAATAAGAAAATATTACATACATCACATATTCTTTTTCACAGAAGAATTCACCCAAATTCATTAACCATTCATCCAGAAACTGGATTATCATCATTTCTTAGGGCCGGTTATTTTAATAAAAGTAAAAGAAAAACTATAGAAGATTATTCAAACAAAGAATTTTTAAAATCGGAATATAAAATTGTTGATTTAATAAAACAAAATCTTTCTTTGTCTTATGAAGAAATTGTTAATGATGAAATTAAAAGTGAGTATGAAGAAAAAAAAATAAAACACCAATCAATTTCTGATGTTTTTTCTAATGATCCCAAAGAAACTAAGTTAAGATCAACACAAAAACAAATAGATTATACTCAAATAAATAAAAACACCAATCATATGTTGTCCTCTAATTTAAACAACGCATTAAAAAAGGCTAAATTAGAAAATATTAAAAAAAATCACCGTCGTTAAGATTTTTTTGCTTATATTTGTTCTATGAACAACACAAACAAAATAGGACATGTAATCAAGGACGATCACATCAAAAAAGTTAAAAAACTTTTTAAGAAAAAATTAATTAAATGTGATGGTAAAGTTTGGGGCAAAAAAATTCAAATTGAAATAACTAATGTCAGAAAATACAAACAAGGATATTACTTACGCAAAGAGATTATTACGAATTACTGTTATGAGTTAGATGTTAAAATTAAATTCACAGATGAATTTGGTGTTTCTGAATCTTGGGTTAACAACAATAAAAGGGGCATTAATAATCGAGTTAGAAATTGGACTAATGAGAAATTACTACAAGAAGAATTACAGTTTTTTGGAATTGGAAACATTTGTATATCAAAGATTCAATATGTTTAGAATTCTTTTATATTTATTAATATGAAAGTTTCATTAACAGAAGAACAGCTTAGATCATTCAATAATAGACTTATTTATGAAGGTATTTTGGACGACATGGTTTTCAAAATATCTTTAATTGTTGAGGATGGTAAAACCGAACCTGACATGGAGTGGGATTTCACCAATGTCAAAAAAGATATTGATAAATCAAAGTTATGGGTTAAAACAAAAGAAGATGCGATCCAATACATTGAAAGTGTTGTGGATAAAATTAAAAATATTCCACCTGAATTAAGAAAAAAAATCTTAAAATATGTGATATATTCTTTTATTGGATTACTTTCAATTAAACAACTAAATAAAATGGTTGAACCAGTTGTAAAAAAGGTAGATCAAATTGAGAAAGAAACAATTGAAAAAATTATTTCACTAAGAATTAGAAAATCAAGTCCAGAACTATATGAACACATGAGATATGAAGAAGGATCCATAACAAAAAAAGGGGAACCTGTTTTGGTGGCCTATAATCTTGGTGATGGGGCATACACTATCGGTTATGGTCACGCAATATTTAGAGGTGAAAATGAAGGGTATGAATTCCTACCTAATTATAATAAAATAATACCAGGTAGAACTAAAATCACTAAAGATCAGGCTGAGATACTACTTAAAGACGATGTTAGTGATTCCGAAGCAATAATAAATAAAATTCTTAATAAATGGGAAACAGAAGGTATTAAAATTAAGGTTAGTCAAGGAATGTATAATGCTATGGTATCAATGGCATATAATATGGGTCCTGGTATTATAAAAAGTGATTTTATTAAATCTTTAAAATCGGGTAATACATATTTGGCGGCAGAACAAATATTAACGACAAGTTCAAACATGTTCAAAAAATTTCCTGGTCTTGAAACAAGAAGAATGAGGGAATATAAAATGTTTACATCATGAATGTAGAAAAAATATTAAAATTATTTAAGCATTTTATTGGTGGGGATACTATTGATGTTGAAGGTTTAAAACTCACGCCAACAACTATTGAGAAAGGAGAAATAGGTCGTCAACAAAATGAGTATATTGTTAATTTTGAGTTATCAAACCCAAACGATATTTCCTATTTTACTCCAATAGTTAAAGATGAACTAACAATAATTGCCGACGAGTTTAAAGAATACACCAATCAGAGATTATATATTGGACTTTATAATAACGTTAAAAGAGGTTTATATTTAAATGAGGAATTAAAAAGTAAAATCCAAAAAGTATTTGATGACCTACCTTATATATCTTTTATGATGTCTATGCATGTTGCTACCTCAAGATACGTTGTACCGGTTGAATATAAGATATATGGTGTTTCTGAGGGAATTACTTATAATTGGGAAGAAGATAATTATTGGATTAGAAATAATTTTAAACCATTAAAGGCTACTCGTGATGGTGAGTTTGTTGATATTGGTGAAGTTATTAATTCATATATGGATTTTTTAGAAAACAAAGAAATATATTGGGAAACTGATAACCTATATTCTAAAATTGATTCTATCATAGTTACAGAAAAATATCCACTTCTTAGTCAAGATTATGTTGCAACTTATTATGATACCAAGTTTCTTTATAAATTTTAAATCTACCCAAAAGGTAGATTTTTTTTTAGGTAGTATTTATATGTTATGAGGAGTTTAATTAAGAGTATATTAAGAGAAGAAAGAAGAAGAATTATTTCTGAGTCAGGAATTAGAAATATAAAATCTTTATCAAAAAGATACCCAATGGCAAAAATTTATTTCCATCAAGATTTGGATGGGGTTACAACTGCACTGGCAATGAAAAGTTATTTGGAACAAAATAACATTAAAGTTGTTGACGCTGAAATAATCCAATATGGGGATAAAGAATTTTCAATTAAGAAAACAGATGCCGAGGGAGACATAATGCCTGTCCTTGTTGATTTTGCTCATGGTAAGCCAATGTTTGTTATTCATACAGATCACCACGACACTCAAGCTGGTGTGGAACAAGGGACATCCACAAGTTTTAAACCCTCAAGATCAAATGTTGAAACAATATCACAAACAATATCAACTAAAGACATTTTTCCCAAAGAAGATATTGATTTAATCTCAATGGTGGATTCAGCTGATTATGCAAGTAATGATATTACACCTGAAGAAGTTATGAATTATCTATTCAAGTTTGATAGGGATAGGTCAGTTGATAAAAACAAAAAAATCTTAGGTTTGATTACAAACAAACTTCTTTTGGCGTTTAAAAACAAACCAAATTTTTTAAGGGATATTGTTATGAATGCACAACCATCGTTAATGAGTATTTTGTTGAATATTAAGGATCAAATGAAATCAAAGGGATATGCATCTATTGAAGATTTGGATAAAAACAAAGAGGATTATGTAACAACAATGAAAACCAATCCCAATGTTGATGTTCAGGATAAAGTTATTGTTCAATATGGTGGTGGTAGCATGTTTAAACCTGGATCTTATGATAGGTATACACCATTTAGGAACAATCCAGATGCTGACTTTATTGTTCTTGCTTGGCCGATGGGAATGGTTCAGGCATCTTGTAATCCATTTAAGAAAGAAAGGGCTCTTAAAGGTATAAACTTAGGTGAAATAAAAGATGAGGTTTTAAGTAAGTGGGAAAGTCAATTAAAAGGGAAGACAATTTCTTTATCAACAATTAAATGGGTATCTGAGTCAGGGAAAGATTTTGGTGGTGAGTCAGTTGGATTTACGTTCAAGGATTTTATGGCATTATATGGTAATAAATTTGATAAATCAAAATCAAGTGATAAAACGTTGTCATTTATTGGGGCGGCAATGGAGAAACCATTTAAAGACTTATCCAACGAAGAGATGGATATTTTGGATTCAATACAGGTTAGTACTTGGGATTTAATTAAAGCAAATAGTGGTGGACACAAATGTATAACCAACATTTCAGGATTAAATTACTTGGGTCGAAGTAATAGACCACCACAAGGAAAATACAAATATGACCAAAATGGTGAAGATCCGGCATATCTTAAGTTTACAAAAATGGTCCAAAAAGAATTTGCTAGACTTCTTAAAGAAAAAATTGCTCAATCTGGTAATGACAGATATGAACCTGATTTCGAAGTAGAAATGAACGAATATGGTAGGTCTTTAAAAAATGCGAGAAGACAGGGACAAGGACTAAGATTCCCAAAGTCAGCGATAAGGTCAAACCCAATGAGATTCAGACCGAGTAATAGATAACATATTATTATAGTGGAAATGAAAGATTTAACTATTCTATTTAAAAAACATCAAACATACATATATTTATTTGTAACATGAATCAACTACTAGAAGAAATATCAAGAATTAAATCAATGATGGGACTAATTAAGGAACAAAAAATTAGTTTACCTATTAAAATTGGCACGACTTGGAGTGCAGGGAAAAAAGATGCGGATCTCCTTCATTCATTTGAGAGAAGAAGATCTGACAAAAAAGGAGCCCACATTGGAAGTCAAATTGAGGAAAAACTAAAAGAGGTATATGATGCCGGTATAAATCCTGATGTTGTTGAAATCACAATTAAAGTTGACTCTAAGGCTTATACTGTTACATGGACAGCAACCATTGATGAGAGTACAGATGGTAAAGCCTACATGGGTGTGTCAACTAGAGGATCCGCTGGTGGTGGATCGGATGAAAGAGCATTAGCTCAAGTAGGACCTTTAAAACGACAATTAACTTCAAAAGGTGCTGAAGACATAACACAAATTTTAGACTTTGATAACCCAACAGGTGTTCCAATAAGACAATATTTCTTTAAATATACAATGCCTCGTAAATACCCACCACATCCATCAGGGTCGTCAAATTACACTAGAACAGAAAAACCAAAAGAAATTGGGAGCACATATAATCCTACCCCAACGGTAGATGCGGGATCTTCAGATTCTACTATTCCATCGACAATTGGGAAATATTCGGAGTGTTCTAAAGGTAATTTTAATAAATGGTGTAAAGATACTGGGACATCCATATCAAGCCCAAATACTGAAGGAAACATATATAAGGTTCAAGGATGTATTGGTGTTAAACAAGATGGTTATTTTGGAAATAAGACTGAAGCCGCACTAGAAGAAAAAACCGGTAAAAAAGATTTTAAAGATAGTGACATATCAACAATATGTAAAGATGTTAAAGTTAAAGATGATGATATTAAAGTAGTTAGTACTAACAATACGGCTGGGGGAACTTCTAATTTTGACTCAATCACAAAAACCGTTATTGATAAATTGGAGGGTGGGTACTGGAATGGATCTACAACAAAAAATGAAAGTACAACTAAAATGGGAATTTGTAAAAATCACCCAAAAGGAAGTATGGGGGCATCAACAGAAACCATGTTTGGTTTGGATAGATATAATGGTAATATTGAATCAACTCCTGAAGGTAAGGAATTTTTTAGGATTATTGACGAAGAAAAACAAAAATTAGGAATGGATGGTTTTTGTCAAAAATGGAAGTGGTTATACAAGGGTGGAGATAAAGAGGGGATATTAAAAGATTTGGTCGTTAAAAACAGGAAAGCATCTTTTGATAGAAATATGTCTAAATATGTAAATGCGGAAACAAAACAAAAAGTAGAGTCAATACCTGGTTTAACACTTCATATGTCATACGCTACTTGGAATGGACCAGGATTCTTTAAAAAGTTTGCTAAAAGTTTAGAGTCTAAAATTAAAACTGGTGCGTCGGACAAAGAACTAATTGATCTTGCAATTAACGATAGATCCAAAACTGGTTTAGCGAATAAAGATAAGACTGAAGCCGCAATTAGAGCAGCATAATAACTACATATTCTTTAATACCATCTCCAAACTATAGATAGATTCTTTATCTTGCTTTGTCTTAATTGTCTTATTTTTAAGATAAGTTAATGAGTTAATGATTTCTTGTTTTTTATTGGGAACCCTTGGAGTTTCAACCACGGAAGGATTTGCATATTCAAATTTTTGGTTTATAGGTGAGAAATCAAACATATTTGTTGTTTTTTCTGGGTGATATATCATTTGATATATTTTAGCTGCGGTTATAGCATCTTTAGTGGTTCGATATATAAAGTAATATGCTAATAATTTTTTCATAACATAAAGATACAAATTATATCACACATAACTATCTTTAAGGATATTTATTTATAATGAAACACCTAATTAGAAAAATATTGAAAGAGGAGGTAAATAAGAAATACCCAAAACCAACACCAAATGTTGAAAAACTAATATATAATTGGTTAAATAACTATTTTTCAGGATCTAAAATGTATCAAATGAAGGACTATGCGTTTAGCTATACTTTTGAATGGTGTAATAATGGTATGGAAATAGCTCAAGCTGTTATAGATTTTAACCACGATCACGATGCTTGGAATGACAACAGAAAAACAAGTGAACGAAATTTTGAATCAGGAGAATTTTCAATACCTGAAGATATTATAGATGATTTGCAAAGTGATATACCGGTAAGAAGAAACTATTTAAGATATATTGTAGAAGAATGGTTTGAAGATACATTGTTAGAAAAAATCAAAAGTGGATTGGGAAGAAATGACATATCAATTGATAGTTTTTCTGAACACCCTAAAAAGTCTCAAGTTTGTGTTCCTCCTGTTTCAAAACCTGAAGGGGTTACAGATGATGAAATGATTGATTTTATTGTCAA